TGCATTCAGGAAATAGCCACAGGAGCAGGTAAAACAATCATAACAGCCGCACTGTGTAGATTGGTAGAAAACTACGGAAGGACACTGACGATAGTACCCAACAAAAGCCTCGTCACACAAACAGAAGTAGACTTTTTGGCCTGTGACCTCGATGTGGGTGTGTATTATGGAGACAGGAAAGAATTGGGCAGGCAGAACACTATCGCCACATGGCAGTCACTGAATGTGCTAGAGAAAAAAAGCAAAGACGAACACAGCACAGATTTTTTAGAAGCAATACAAGACATCAATACAGTAATTGTTGACGAAGTACACATGGCGAAGGCAGATGTATTGAAACGAATGCTGACAGGACCGTTTGCCAACTGCGGCATAAGATGGGGACTAACGGGTACAGTGCCAAAAGCGGATTTTGAATTTTATGGTTTAAGATGCTCGATTGGAGAGGTGGTCAACAAAATTCCCGCCAAGGAACTACAAGACAAGGGCGTTTTGGCAAACTGTCACGTCAATGTGTTACAGACTCAGGATCACCCGGAGTTCAAAAATTATCAGGAGGAGTTGAAATGGTTGACCACGGATACAACCAGGATGGAATGGATCGCTGGAACCATTGAAGCCATTTCTTCGTCGGGTAACACGCTCATACTTGTTGACAGAATCTCGGCCGGCGAAATACTTGAGAAAAAATTAAAAGATTCTGTGTTCATATCTGGATCAACCAAAAACCCCGAAAGGAAAGAACATTATGATGAAGTATCTACTGCTAAAAATAAAATTATCATTGCCACATATGGAGTTGCCGCTGTTGGTATTAATATTCCTAGGATTTTTAATCTTGTCTTGATCGAACCTGGTAAGAGTTTTGTCAGGGTGATACAAAGCATAGGAAGGGGAATCAGGAAAGCAGAAGACAAAGACAACGTCCAGATCTGGGATATAACCAGTTCTTGTAAATTTGCAAAAAGACACCTAGGACAAAGAAAAAAGTTTTACAAAGAGGCCAATTATCCTTATAATATAGAGAAGATTGATTATGAAAATCCTTACACTAGAAAATAGAACATACACGCTAGAAAAAATACCAGAGTTTGTTGACGACAACCTGAGATTTGCAATACTAGATAATTCAAACACGCAAGATCCAGATCATTACTTTATCCCGTTGATCTTTTTAGAAAGTTTTAATGCGCCAGCGGCTGTTTTGCAAATTGGAAAAAGAAAAATAAAAATGCCGTTGGATTGGAAAATGATTATAGGCGATGCCGAGCAAGGCGAGATGCATGTTCTTCCTATCACAAGTCTTAACGACAGAGGATTCGAAGCATTTGTGTTCAATCCGTTGACCGGATCAAGGCCTACATTTGAACTCGTTGATATTGTTGATATCTATCAAGAAGTGAAATGGTATTTTCCAAAATTAAAATCAGGACAGATACTTGCCGTACCTTTGCACGACGGCAGAAATCCTCCTTGTGCATATTTTGTAAAAGATATATCAAGACAATCCGAACAACTAGACTATGGTTCAGTATGGTAGAAAAAAACAATAGAAAATTTTTTGAATTACGTAATGGCATGAAGGCCATTGATTTCCGTAACAAGGATTACTTTGATCGTATCGATGACAAAGAGAGAAGTCTTTATTCTCCATACATGATCATGAGATACAGTAGTTCGGTTTCCGGAGATAGGTTCTATCAAGAACACTACGTTGAAATGATAAACGAGTGTGTGAACAAACATCTGTTCACTCTTTCTGGCAAACACAAGAAACTGTGTTGGCTGTTAACTTCCATGTGTGGATCACTCAAACAACAGTTTCACCCATGGATCAAACCAATGAAGAAAACTGCAAACAAAAGCCTACAACAATTAATGGACATGTTTCCAAACATGAAAGAAAGCGATCTGGAAACACTAGATAATGTCATCACAGATTCCGAATTGGAAGAATTATTAGAGTCCTATGGCAAAGCAGATTAAAATACTAGACCTACACCACCTAGGCGTTGCATCAGAGGCCGTTACAGCAAGTAAAAAAACTTTTGATGTCTTTGAAAAAACCAATCTTAAAAATCTATCAGGAAATGACATCAATTATCTTGCCATACACATTTGGCAACCGTTTGATATCAAATACATAGTTGACAATATTCCAAACGAGGTGTTCTTGTTGATGCAACAAGGCGTGGTGCGTCCATTGATAGTAATGACCGTGGAACAATGGGACTTGTTTAATGTCTTTTCTTGGAAACAAAATAAGTTTGATCTGGTACCTGATTTCGCCAATATTCCTTATTCTAATTTGGTTAGATATTTCACAAACAGAAGTGTTCCGGAAGAAAACATAACCTGGTTGGTGCCGGATGCAAATTGGAAAAAAGACATAGATTTTTTAAGATCAAAAGGATACAAAATTGCGTGTAAGTTTATTCAGTTTGATCATTTTTTACAACAAATGAAAACTGTTGCGGAAGACTATAACATTCAAAATAGAAACTTCAAAAAGCATTTCAGTTGTCTTTGTAGGGGAAAACCTCGTAACCATAGATACGGTATGATATACAAACTATGGCAACAAAAACTGTTTGAATTTGGCAATGTCAGTTGCGAAAAGTTTCATAATTTAATTGAAAGTAAGAACAGCAACTTGCTGAATGATGACACATCAACGGAAGAATTCATGAGCAGGTTCGATAACTGGCAAACAGATAGAGATAGATTTACAGAAATTTTGCCCTTGACTTATGACGGCCGAGTGAATGCTCACTGGCAGATGGATCAATATCAAGAAAGCAAGATATTTGAGGAGTCATTCTTATGGATATCAAACGAAACCAAGAAGACTCATACAGGAGTGTACATCACTGAGAAAACATGGAAGTCGATCGCATACGGAAATCCATTTTGCATCAACGGGGATTCGGGATCTTTAGCCCAGTTGCACGAAATGGGTTTCAAGACATTTGGAGATTTTTGGGACGAATCTTACGACACTGATTCGGACATATCTAAGATAGACAAAATTTCCAACATAGTAAAAATGCTATCTACAAAAACTTTACCAGAATTAGACCAAATTTATGTTGATATGTTACCTATTCTAAAATATAATCAACAACACTTGCGGAATCATCCTCAACGTGAAAATTTAACAAAGGCACTTCGTTATGAATAGCAAAATGTATACTTGCACTCACTGTCAGAAAAAGTTTTCAAAAGAAAGAACTTTACAGGTACATGTCTGTGAACCAAAAAGACGATTCATGCAACAACACGAAAAATGGGTGCAAAATGGCTTTTTGGTTTTCCAAAGATTCTACGAGATACATCAAAATATCACAAAGAAAAAAACATACGAACAATTTTGCAAGAGCAGTTACTACAACGCATTTGTAAAATTTGGTAGACACTTGATGCATGTCAGTCCGTTGTATCCTGAGAAATTTATTGAGTATGTACTGCGATCAAACGTAAAACTCGATCACTGGGCTCGAGACGATCTTTACGAAACATACCTCATAGACACATTGAAATCAGAACCCATAGAAGCCGCTTTGCAGAGGTCAATAAAAACAATGATGGAATGGGCAGACGAACAGAACGTTCAATGGTCCGATTATTTTAGATTGGTAAACACACCCAGGGCAGTTGCACATATACAGCAGGGAAAGATGTCACCATGGTTGGTATTAGGTTGTGCGGCAGGTAAAAAAATGTTAAAATCATTTACCGACGAACAATTACAAATGGTGCACAGATTCATTGACCCTGTGTTCTGGAACAATAAATTTAGGAACTATCCGGCAGATGTAATGTTTGTACAGGAAACAGCCAAGGAGGCACGAATTGAGTAAAAATAAGAATATTAATAAGGGATTTGAAATTGATCCAGGCGACAGTGTTTTAGTTATAGGTAGTGACGGAAAACTTAAAAAGTTGGTTGTTTCCGGTCTCAATCAAAGAAATCCTCACACAGAAGGAACCAAAAAAGTTTTTGAAATATTACAAATATTTGATCCCACAGCAAAAGTCGAAACATTTGAAAATGCAGACAAGAGGAAAATAAACTAATGCCCGATATCGATATTGATTTTTTTGACAGGGACCAAGCACTAAAATTATTCGAGCATACACCTGCATCAATTATCAAAGATGGTGTTTCAGAAAAACACAAGACAGGAGTTTACTTTCATTCTGCACCCAAGGATCCCATCACCGGTCACTGTAGCCTTGACTACAAAACAGCAGAGTCAAGAGGCTATTTCAAAATTGATTGTTTAAACGTGAACATTTACAAGGATATAAAAAATGAACAAGAGTTGGTCACGCTCATGATCCAAGAGCCCGACTGGGAAGTCCTCAAGGACAAATCCATAGTAGACCAATTATTCCATTTGAACGGACACTTTGAGATTGTTTCAAAGTTGGAACCAAAAAATATTGAGCAACTGGCGGCAACACTGGCAATTATCAGACCTGCAAAGAGACATCTACTGCATCAGTATTGGCAAAACATATTGAAAGAGGTTTGGATCAAGCCAACCGACGGCAGTTACTACTTCAAAAAATCTCATGCAGTCGCATATGCACACGCTATCGTTGTCCAGATGAATTTAATGAGAAACAATAAATATAACTTTAGTGAGACAAAAGAAAAAACAACTCTCTAAAAAAAATTTAAACTACCTTGTAGTCGACTTAGATAATCTTACCGCCGATCTCACACTTTCCAAATGCCTAACAGATTTTGTGCGTGGAAAACATAAACGTCCAGTTAAGGTGTTGAACAAAGAAGGCCAATTCAATGAATTTTGGATCAAAGATCTTTTGCCTAGGTGGCAGGAAATATGGTATCCTCGATGTGTCAATATCAAATATAATCGTAAACAGAAAAGTTTCTTTATTACTGCACTAAGATGAAGCGGGTCTTCGCATCAGTTGTATTGTTCTTCTCTTGATGCGTTTTTTGGCAATGTCCTCAAGCCTAACAACAGGACCGTGTGCGATCTTGATATCCTTTGTAGCAAGAGTGACCAATGTGCTTTTGAAATAACTGAAATCACTTTTTAGGAATATATTGATAGGTATCTTACGATTCGATTCCCACCACCATGTCTCTCCCATTTTTAAAAACTTGATTTTATCCTGCGGCATCATAATTCTGCTGTAATCGTAGAAACTGGTCACTTGATTATCTTGATTCTGGATTATGCCTACAAACTCAAGATCGCCCTTTTTTATGAGGGATAGAAATGGGAATTTCTTCTTTAATGTTTCAAAAACTTCGTTCATATAATATCAATAAATACTGTTAAATATGTGTTATGCAAACAGTATCAAGGTATTTAATAAACAACCTGGTAAATGCCTACATAAATGGTTACCATGGAAGGAACTCTAAAGTGTACGACAGACAACTAAAACTATATAGAGGAGTATCAAATCCCATAACGTTCACGTTCAAAAACGAGGATCAAAAAGCACAGTTTGTATCCACTAAAACCTTTGAATTTAATCTTATTGATACAGAAAGCAGTAAATCTGTGCTTACTCGCAACTTGACCATAGTAGACGACGGATCTAGTGTGTCTACAAAAGGCCAAGCAAGTGTAACTATATCAGAATCGGATCTATTGGACCTAGATGCTAAATTTTATAATTTCAGCGTGAGAGAAATTGCTTCCGATGGAACCAGGACAGTGACATTCTCAGACACTGCCTACAATTCATCTGGCACAGCAGAAATCCTAGATGGAGGTTATCCACAATTCACTGCCAGCACGGTAATTTCTAATTTTACCAGATCCGGTACCACAAGCACATCATCTGCCATTGATGCTAATCCGGGAAATAATGGCAACACTGCCTTGCACACTGTGGCTGTTTATTCAACTAACTTTGCAGGCAGTCTCGAAATACAAGGAACAATGGTGACCACTGCGCCAACCGATAACGATTACTTTACCATAAGCACAAACAACTTGACTGTGAGCGACAGTCTCAAGTACTATAACTTTAACGGCGTATACCAAAATATTAGATTTGTTTGGTCAAACAGTACTGGTAATACAGGCACAATTGACAAAATCCTATATAGGCATTAAAATATAAGAAATGAATCTTATTCAATCTACTATTCTGAATTCGTTACCTGGCGGTCGTAAAAAAACACCATCCGGGTGGATATCATTCAATGCACCGTGCTGTGTGTACAATGGCGAGTCACAAGACAAAAAGAAAAGGGGAGGAGTGATGACAACTGCCGACGGCACCCTCTCGTATCATTGTTTCAACTGTGGATACAAGGCAAACTACACAATAGGCAGACGATTGAATTTCAAAACAAGACAGTTAATGGAGTGGCTAGGCATAACTCAAGAAACCATACGTAAACTTTCCATTGAGGCCATGAGATACGAAGAGTCCGGAGAGACCTATCAAAAGAAAAAGTTTGTTGACTTCCAAAAAAAATCTTTGCCAAAGAATGCACATAGGTTGGAACATTGGCTAGAAAAATATGTTTCTAACGATCTCACTGACACGCAATATAAAAAAATTGATCAGATGTTGAACTATCTAAAAAAACGAGGAATACAACCCGATTGGTATGACTTTTATTACTCGCCCGATAAAACCAGTGATTTCGACAGGCGTGTAATTATTCCTTTCTACTGGAAAGGCAATTTGGTAGGACACACTGGCAGAATATTTGATACACGTAATAAAGAAATCAAATACTGGACCGAGACCCAACCCGGGTACGTGTTCAATATGGACGCACAAGATTGGTCACGCAAGTTTGTGATTGTGACTGAAGGTCCGTTTGATGCATTGACCATATCTGGTGTAAGCATACTTGGATCTGAGGTAAATGACATACAAAGAGAGCTGATAGATGGGTTGAACAGACAGGTCATTGTTGTACCCGACCGAGACGCACCTGGACAGAAGTTGGTGGATCAAGCACTGGAGTTTGGTTGGAGCGTTGCTTTTCCAGAATGGCAAAAAGGTGTTGATGATGTGGCTGAGGCTGTGTTACAATACGGTAGACTGTTTGTGTTACAAAGTATACTGAAAAGCACAGAGTCAAACAAACTTAAAATTGATTTGAAGAGAAAGATGTATGGCTGATTATAGTTTTGATGTACAGAAATTATATCTAGAGATGTTTCTGGCTGACGCAGAATCTTTTGCGAGAGCTCAGAACATATTTGAACCAAACAGTTTTGACAGAAAACTTCAACCAATAGCAAAGTTTGTAAAAGACTATTCAGAAGAGTACAAGGTCATGCCCGATGTTGATCAGGTAAATGCCAAGCATGATGTAAAACTTAAGAGTGCCAAAGATCTAGACCCAAACCATTTCAGTTGGTTGCTAGACGAATTTGAGACATTTTCTAGACACAAGGCCATGGAGAAGGCCATATTAGAATCAGCGGATCTATTAGAAAAAGGGGATTACAATCCTGTGGAGGACAAGATAAAACAGGCAGTAAGCATCAGCCTTACAAAAGATCTTGGCACAGATTACTTTGAGGACCCAAGAGCAAGACTTGAACTTTTGAAAAATAGTAATGGACAGGTCAGCACAGGATGGCCGGTCGTTGATAAGAAACTGTACGGTGGCTTCAATAGAGGCGAATTAAACATCTTTGCGGGAGGATCGGGTGCGGGTAAATCACTGTTCCTACAGAATCTTGCGGTAAACTGGGCTACGGCAGGACTCAACTGTGTATACATATCGTTTGAATTGAGTGAGGCTCTGTGTGCGATGAGGTTGGACTCAATGATGGCAAATGTTTCAACTAGGCAAGTGATGAAGGATATCGATACTGTTGAAATGAAGGTCAAGATGTTGGCCAAAAAAGCCGGGGGTATACAGATCAAATATCTGCCATCCGGTAGCAACGTGAATGACATAAAGGCCTACATCAAGGAACTACAACTCAAACAAAAGAAAAAAGTAGACTGTATATTAATTGACTACTTGGATCTAATGATGCCAAAAAGCAAAAAAATATCTCCCGCAGATCTTTTTATAAAAGACAAATACGTCTCGGAGGAACTTAGAAACATGGCAACTGAATCACAACTGATAATGGCCACTGCTTCTCAGTTGAACAGGGCAAGTGTGGAGGAAATTGAATTTGATCACTCGCACATAGCGGGTGGACTGTCTAAAGTACAGACAGCAGATAACGTGATTGGTATTTTTACTTCAAGGGCGATGAAGGAAAGAGGCAGATATCAGATACAGTTCATGAAGACAAGATCGAGTTCGGGAGTTGGACAAAAAATTGATTTAGAATTTGACGTGGACACTTTGAGAATCAGAGACCTAGCAGAGGATCCAGAATATCAACAGTTCAAGAAACAGACAAGTACAATATACGACAATCTAAAAACTAAAAGCAAAGTATCGCCAACGGAATCCAAAACGGATGCCAGAGGAGAAAAAGAAATTGATCCTAGAAAAGGTGACGACGTAGGCAAAGTCAAAGCCACGGTCGAAGGCGGCAAACTGAGACAACTTCTAAACGAACTGCACTCAGATGAAGAACAATAACGACATAGAATTCATTTATGAGAAATTAAGTTGGTTATATCCAAACTACTCGAACAAAAAACCCAAAGCAAAGATTTACTCCAAGGCATACACCAGCCTCATAGGTGTGATGCTGTCGGCCCAGTCACAAGATAAGAGAACCGCCATAGCGTGTAGGCAACTGTTCGCATTGGCAGATACACCGGAAGCGATGTTGAAACTATCGCAGGAAGAAATTATAGAGGCGATCAAACCAGCAGGATTGTTCAACGCCAAGTCCAAGAACATATTGGCCACGAGCAAGATGCTGTTAGAGAAGTTCAACGGTCGTGTGCCAAGCACACAAAAAGAACTAATGACCTTGCCGGGAGTTGGCCGTAAGAGCTCTGACATTGTGATGAGATTCGTTTTTGGTGAACCACACATAGCAGTGGACACACACGTGTTCAGGATGTTGTGGAGACTGGGTTGGGTGGACAGCCTCGACGAAGGCAAAGCGTCGATAACCGTAAACAACACGACACCTGCCAGATACAAGTACGGTGCCCACATGTGGTTGATCACTCATGCCAAATTGGTATGTAAATCGAGGTCACCTCTGTGTGATGAGTGTGTTTTAAATGCCATATGCGACAAGAAAAATATAAGCACACCGAAAAGTAAACTTCGTAAAGAAATAAATAAAGTCAGTTATAGATAAAAAATCTAAAAAAAAATCCAAAACATCATTGACAAAATAATCAGATACACGTTATAATAGACAGAATTTGTGCATGGTAACAAAATTACCACACAAAAACAAGGAGAAAAAATGAAGATAACAAAGAAAAAAGCAGGATTGGTTGTTGCGATAATCGTGGCAATTGGAATCTTATGGGCAGTGTTAAAACCTGCTCCAGCCGAAGCATCCGAAGTAGATGTTGACATCTATGGTTCATTGAACTACATGATCAGCAACAACGAAGATGCCAACGGCGTTTCCACTTCAAAAGCGGAAAACAACGGATCGAGCATTGGTGCTAATTTTAGTAGCAATATCTCAGAAGGTGTTAAGGGGTTCGCAACTATAGAAGTAGATGTTGATGCGGACGACTCAGGATCTAGTCCTTTTGATTCAAAACTGGCATTCGCTGGTGTTGACATGGGAGATGCTGGTATTGTTTCTGTTGGAAGACAGAACTCAGTATTCAAAGGTGCTGTAACATCTAAAACAGATATTTTTCCGGAATATGGAAATAACGCATCTCAAAAGTTGTTCAGCAGAGATTCGCACACAGCAGTATATTCTAATAACTTTGGTGCTGTCAAAATTGACAACATGATCAAAGTGGATGGAACTACTGGAAAATCTGGTGTTGATGTTTTTGAAACAGCCGCTTCTTTAGACCTGAGCGATAGCCTAAATTTAGGTGTTGCCTACTCAGATGACAAAGTAAACAACATACAGTACACAGGTGCTGGAGTTACTTTTGACATATCTGAAGCAACTACTATAGGTTACACGCACACGATCAAGGATACGGAAACCACTAATATTACCACATCCGCTAATGAGTTAGTAGTAGGTCATGTAATTGACAATACAACCTATTCAGTTGGATACGGCAAGATTGAGGACGGTGCCGCATACACAACCGTGGGAGCCGAGAAGAAGATCGGTGAGAACTTCAGTGTGTATGGTGCTTTTGAAATGACAGACCCAGCAACTGGTGTAGATACACAGGATGCCGCGGCAGGAATCAAGTTCACATTCTAA